TTTAGGTACTCAACTTATAACGAATGGAGATTTTAGTGCTGGTACTGAGTTAGCAATAGCCTTACCAAGTTGGACTAAATATGAAACGGGTTCTTCTTATGTTTCTTTTGTTGGAAGCACCGCCACTCTTGATACTGCTTATGCGAATGCCGATGTAGGAATTTATCAATCGGGAATTTTTGCACTTGGAAAGAGCTATAAGATTGTATTAAATATGAGTGCTTCCTCTGCGTTCAATGCTGAAGTAGTTGAAAGTTCAGGAGCATCAACGCAACAAGTTATTGGTGAAGTTTCACTTACTACTTCATTACAGAACTTTACATTTTATTATGTAGGAACGGGAACTTTTGATTTGTTTATACATAGACTTGATACAGGCGCGGGGGGTGCAGGTTCTTCTTCTATTATCAACATTCAATCTGTATCAGTTAAAGAACTTGGTACGGATTGGACTTTAGGAACTGGTTGGAGTATTGGAGAAGATAAAGCGGTATGCGATGGCTCTCAAACAGCTCAAAGCGACTTAAAACAATTAGGAATTGTACCTATAAATAAATCGTACAAAGTCGTTTTTGATATTGTGGTAGATGCTGGTAGTATGATTGTGGCGGTAGGGGGTTCTAATGCACAGCCAACAATTACATCTACCAACACATATACATATTACACTAAAGCTACTACTGGAGATTCGAATTTTTATTTTTCTGCTGGTTCTACATTTGAAGGTTCAGTAACAAACGTATCAGTCCAAGAAATATCTACTTCGTACCTTCAACAAGACGGTGTACTTGTAGCGAATAAGTCTTGGAAGTTTATTTACACAGTTTCAAACTATAGCGCAGGAACGGTAAGTGCTACCGATTTCGGGAAAGTTATAAGCGCGAATGGTCCAGTAGTTGACTTCGTAAACCTTGGGGCAACTTCCGACTTTAGTATTAAAAACATCGACGGCTATTTTGTAGGTTCTGTTACTGCGGTTTCCGCATTTCGTGTAGACCCAAACAACCGTTGGAGTGTCGGAACGGGGTGGGTTATTGGGGATGACGTTGCAATTAAAGGGGTAGGGGTAGGCACTTTATCCCAAGGTGTAAGTGCAATAGCAACTAAATTTTATCGGGTAACTTTTACCGTTGTATCTTTTACTTCCGACCCATCTGCAACAGAACTCAATATAGACTTAGGCGGCGCAGCAGCGCAGCAAGTAACTTCGACAGGTGCAAAAACTTTATACTTCCGCGCAATAAATACGGCAGATTTACGGTTTTATGGTGGTGACTTTAGGGGATCAATTACAAGCGTTGTCGTAGAGCAACTTGACCCGAATAATTACTGGGTTGTTTCAACAGGTGACGGGGCGGGTATTGAATTTAATAAAGCCGTTTTTGCATTAGCATCTATTGGGGCGAATTTTTCACAAAGTACTTTCACCATTGTTAACGGTAGGACATACCGCGCAAGCATAGCTTTATTAACTACGACAACAGGCTTTTTAGAACTGCGCACATCTAAAGCCCTTTTAATAGGTGACCAAATAAACACATCGGGGGTTAAAAGTTTTGATTTTGTCGGGGATGGTAGTACGGGCTTCAATATTAAAACGGCTTCTATAAGTGGAAATAGCCAACAATTTACAGGCGTTTCCATTAAACAATTAGGTTCATACTCTGACCAAAGTATCTACGTGACTGTTAAGGACCGTCAAACTATTGCCTCAGAACGTGTTGTTTATTTAATAGAATTGACTTCTTTAGGATCGTTGAACTCGCTTTACTTTATCCCTTCTTCGGTCGTTGCTTCAAACGGTAGATTTACGAAAATGAATTTCACGGTAGTAAGCACAGACGCAACGCCACAACCTACCCTTGGAATAATTTCTTTTTATGACAGTACTGGGGGAAGGGATACGTACCCGATGGGATTCTACACCTACAAAATATACGAACAAACAAGTTCTACCAATTTAGACCCTACCTTAGCGACTAAACAACTACAGCAGGGAATGGCATATGTACACGATTACCTTGGTAATATGAAGGAGGTAACCCCACCTTTTAACGAGTACACCCCGACACCTATACAATACATTTATCCATAATGAAGAAGGACAATTTTAGCGTAATAAATTACACCGACCAGGAGATACCTGTTTTTTGTGAAAAGCAAGGGCAGAAGTTTGTAACCTATGGGGCAGACGATTTGTATGGGGATTACTTGCGTGACTTATTTATTACAAGCTCAACAAATGGGGCTATAATTAACGGCGTCGCAGATATGATTTACGGCGGCGGTTTAGATGCTACGGATAAAGACGATTCAGACGGTACAAGGGAACAATGGTTACGTCTTCAAGACCTTCTAAGAAAAAGCGACGAAGACCTTTTACAAAAGGTTGCCTTTGATATTAAACTTTACGGTATGACATACGTAAATGTCATTTGGAACGCGTCACGAACTCGCATTGCACAACTAAAGCACTTACCCGTTCACACGATAAGAAGCGGTATAGCGGATTCTGAGGGGGTAATAAGCGAGTTTTACTATAAATCTGATTGGAGGGATAAGAGAGAGGTGGAAAAGGCTATTAAGGCGTTCTCTAACGAAGACCGTACTACGGCTTCTACGTGTTTTCAGATTAAGAGGTACACACCTTCGTTACATTACTACGCTTTACCCGACTATGCGGGGGGAAATAACTACATCGAACTCGACCAAGAGATAAGCGAATTTCATTTACAGGGAATACGAAGGGGCTTTTTTCCAAGTATGCTTTTATCGTTTAAAAATGGTGTGCCAACGCAACAAGAGCGCAGAGTAATAGAACAAAAGGTAATAGATAAATTTACAGGCGCAGATAACGCAGGGCGTATCTTAATCACTTTTAACGATGGTGATGAAACTGCGCCAGAGTTTACCCCGATAACACAAAACGGGGCTGACGGGATGTACGAATACCTTTCAAAGCTCGTTAGTGAAAAAATAATAACAGCGCATCGTGTAGTTAGCCCGTTAATTTTTGGGGTACGTTCCGAAGGTGGGGGTTTTGGAAACAACGCCGACGAGTTAAGAGATTCTTACAGCCTATTTAACAACACGGTAGTCGCACCGTTTCAAGATATTCTATTAAACGCGTTTAGTAAGTTGTTTGCAATAAATGACATTGAGTTAGATATTTTCTTTATCACGGCAAAACCCGCCGACTTCTTAGACCTTGACGTTATCGATACACTTGACGAGGGCGTGCAACAAAAAGAAGGAATAGAAAGCGAAGACGGTGTGGATAATCCAGAACAAGTAGAAGAAGTAGAAGAAGTTGCGGTTACCGCAGATAATCAGGCGTCTTATAATGGCGCACAGATTACTTCGGCCCTTGACATTATCGTTAAAGTAGGCGAAGGTTTGCTAACGTCAGAACAAGCGATAGTCTTCTTAATTCAGATGCTACAATTCGAACCATCGGTAGCGGAAGCACTTTTTACCGAGGGCAAAGACGCGGTAGTAGAAGTTGAGGCGGCAAGGTTTTCCAAGCTATCAAAAAAAAAACAGTTAAAAGTTGCGGATGCTCTGATTAAGTTAGGTGAAAAAGAAGAAGACATACTTAAAGGCTACGAAATGATAGACAAACGCAAGGTAGAAAAAGACACCGAGTCGGTTATGGATGCGCTTTTTAGTTTTGCTTCGGTCATTCCAAGCACTGGGAACAATGGAAAAGGTGAAAGCGAACAAGATAATGAACTTATAAAAGTACGTTATAGATATGCCCCCGACAGAAACACACACAAACCGCAAAGAGATTTTTGTTCTGACATGATAAACGCGGGTTTAGTTTACACAAAGGAAAATATAATTGCGGGGTTTGGGGCAAATCCTGGCTTTGGAATTGATGGTGCGCCAACATACGACATTTGGTTATACAAGGGCGGCCCAAATTGTTATCATTGGTTTGAGCGAGTTACCTATCTACAAAAGAACAATAAGAAAATAACAGTTACAGAAGCCCGAAGGCTGATTACATCGTTACCCCCAAGCGAACGCGATGCGGTTAGGATTCCAACTAACGACAGAAAAGTGGCAAAGCGTCCGCGCGATATGCCAAACAGGGGATACTATAACTAAAAACTAATACCATGAGCCAAGCACTTTTCGTATCCGCAAATAGATTAAAAAGAGATACCGCCATAGGTGGATCAGTCGATGACGATTTAATTCGTCCGTATGTTTTCATGGCGCAACAGCGTTGGATTTTGCCAGTGTTGGGAACTAAACTTTACGACAAGATTACAACCGACATAGATGCGGGGAATGTATCGGGAAACTACGCAACGCTTTTAAACGATTATATTATACCATCGACAGTTCAATATAGCTTTGTTCAATTAGTGCCTTTCTTACGCCTTAGATTCGTTAACAACGCCGTTGTCGTAATGAACTCCGAACAAAGTTCTGCGGCTACTTACGAAGATTTAAAACCGTTAATGGACCAGGCTTTAGACATGGCAACATTTTACCGTGAAAGGTTAATAGATTACATCCGAAATAACTCGACACTATTCCCTGAATACAACACAAACACGGGTGCGGATTTAAACCCTACTTCAAACAACTACACGCAAGGGATGAATGTAGACTACAATTTTGAAGACGATTTAAAAGTTCGCGCTTTTCTTGCGGGGGCTAACCTGGGTAATTTATGCTAACAAGAAACCGAGGCAAATACAAACCAACTAAGAAAAACGAGTTACGACTAAAAAGATATTTAAATGGCAAACAAAAAAATAACGGAATTATCGGAACTGACAAGCGCAGCATCGGACGATGTCCTTGCGATTGTGGATGTGTCGGGAACTGCGGAAACAAAGAAGATAACCGTAGCTAATTTAACAGGCGGCGGGGGCGGTGGTGATGAATTTTTTACTGTAAATGGTGCTTGTTTTATTGGACAAACAACCGAAAGGGCTATTCCGTTCGGGTCTTCAACATCCGAGTCTGCGGTTTTCACATACACAAATGTTTTTGCAATTCCCAAAAATTGTGTGTTAGTATCTGTCACATCAGCAAGTCAAGTAAGCGGCGGGTCTGTTGCTTTGAAACCTTACAAACCAACTACAGACAATAATTTATCTAATTACACAGAACTTGGAACTGTAACCGTAGCAAATCACACAGCGGCAGGTACTCACACTTTTACATTTGACTCAGATACTTACAATTATATTGTAGGGGATAGGTTCGGACTATCAGTTACACCTTCTTCAACCATGAGTGGCTTCCGTTACACTTGTTTATTTAAAATGAAATGACAGAATACATAATTCCACAGACGATTCAAGACTTTTGTACAGAAGAAGAAATTGAAAACCTACCAAACCACGAACATCTTATGGATGTACTGGGTAGAATTTTACAAAGGTTAGACAGCCTTGAAAAAAAGAAATAATGGAAGGCGGGAAACTTTTAAGTATAAACTTTTTATGGACAGGATGGGCTTACGGAATGATTAGCGAAAACATAACCTTAACCCTTGGAGTAATAGGTGGGATAACTTTAATATGGTTAAACGTTGAAGGAATAATAACGCACCGAAAGAACCGAAAATGAGAGAGATACAAGAAGTGATTTTACATTGCACAGCAACCCCACCCGATAGGGTTTTAACCGTTAAAGAAATAAGGAAGTGGCACGTAAAAGAAAGGGGTTGGTCTGACATAGGATACCATTTCTTAATTCACCAAGATGGCACAATAGAACGCGGTCGGCATATTGGTAAAGTCGGGGCGCATACTTGGGGCAATAATTACGGATCTATCGGCGTGGCATATTCGGGCGGCGTAGTGAAAAAGGTGAAGAAGTCTTTAGACAAAAAAAAACCGAAGTCAAAAACTACTTTAGTTTCTAAGGATACAATGACAAAAAAACAAGAAGATTCCTTTCGTAACCTATTTACGATGTTGCAAGTAATGTTTGGGGAATTAAAGTTAACAGGACACAACGATTATAACCAAGCCAAAGACTGCCCGTCTTTTAAAGTGGGTAATAAATTTGGCGATTTAATTAAATAACATGGATTTTATTACAACAAACTGGGTTGAGCTTTGCCTTGCCCTTATCACTTTCTTCGGAACGTACACGGCACTAACAGAAACAACAAAAGATGACAAGGTATTGGATGTGGTCCGACGAGTCCTTAACGCTGTTATTTTTGGAAGGAATAGATGAAGACGGTTTTAGCACTTTTATCGAAGTTGGACTTGACCGAGATTTTTCGGGATAAAGGACAGTTACGAAAGTGGTCTGCCAAGCGCACCATCGGGGGCGTAATTGTAACTTATGCACTTGCATCAATGGACGGGGAGATAGAATGGGCGGGGGTGGTGCTTTGTGTTGTAGGTATTGTTCCACTCTGCATATCATTCTTTGAAAGACGTACGCCCAAGACTTAAAGGAAAAAAGCTAAAAGCTTTTCAGCATCTCATGAAAAAAGAGAGGCGTTTACTTATTTGCGGGGATTTACATTGCCCATTTGATTTAGATTCGTATTTGCCATTCCTTTTAGAAACCTACGAAAAGTGGAATTGTAACCAAATTATAATGATTGGTGACGCCATAGATAATCATTATTCAAGTTTTCACCCTACCGATCCAGACGGATACGGAGGCGGGCAGGAACTGGATAGAGCGATTGCAAGACTTTCAAGATACCGCGACGCATTCGCAAAAATCTGCGATAAAAAAATTAGTATTTGCATAGGAAATCACGATAGGCTGATAATGCGTAGGGCGTTCGATTCAGATATTCCCGCCAGGTGGATCAAATCATACAATGAAGTTTTAGGTACAGACTGGAATTGGGTCGAATCTATTGTTTATGACGATGTACTTTATGAACATGGAGAGGGAGGCCAGGCAAAAAGTAAAGCGGTTAAAAATTTTATGAGTTCTGTGTGCGGTCACACACATACAGAAGCTTATGTTATTTGGAATATCGGAAAAAAACATAAGACTTTTGGTATGCAAGTTGGTTGTGGCATAGGGGAATCTTATGCGTTTGCATATGCTAAGAACTTTAAAAAATCCGCTATTGGGTGCGGGGTTGTATTAGGAGGCCACACGGCTATTAACGTGCTGATGCCTTTGGGTAAACCTAAACCAAAGAAGGGTACAGTTTTATAACTTTCCTTTTAAAAGTTTCACATTCTTTCATTACCTTTCACGTTTTTTGCAATAGAAAACCCCCCACTTCCAATGAGAAAAAGCGAGGGGTTCCAAAAAGAATAAAAAAACATACAAGGCTAAGGTACAAAAGTATCTTCCATTTTCTGTATTGCTTTAAAGATTTCGTGTGCGACTTGTGGAACTATGGCGTTACCGTAGGCTTTGATTGATTCGTTTCTCCATTTTGGAAAGGTAATGCCGTCCAGTTCTTTGGGAAGCCCATCATCTCCTCCACAAATAGGGGGTTGAGTTGGGAACTCTTCCCAGCTTCTTGGCTTACTAAATGATTTAGTTCGCTCCGTCTGCTTACTCCGTCCGTCCTTTCTTTGGATGTTCCCCCTTTGTAGTCGTTTAACCTGGGTGTCGGGAGCAACAAACCAAATTCTATCCCTTCGGTGGGGAGCGTTTTTACCGCAAGCTGGAAGTAAATACGGTGTGACTTCGTAGCCTTCAACTTCCAAGTCAGAACACACTTGTTCGAATACCAAACCCCCCGACCAATTAAGAAGCCCGCGAACGTTTTCGCCCACAACGTAGCGCGGGGAAACTTCCCGAATGATTCTAAGCATCTCTGGCCATAAGTGGCGGTCATCTTCTGTTCCTTTTCTAAGTCCTGCTGCGCTAAATGGTTGGCAGGGGAATCCCCCTGTGAGAATATCAACTCGTCCAGAGTAGCTTGATGCGTCAAAGGTTTTGATGTCTTCATATAGTTTTGAGTTTGGGAAATGGTAGTTTAAAACCTTTTGTGCAAAGGGTTCGCGTTCGCAATGAAAGACGTTTTCCCACCCCATCCATTCGGCCGCCAGGTCAAACCCACCTATTCCGCTAAAAAGTGATCCGTGCTTAAGCATTTTGAAGTTGTTTTATTAAAGCCGTCTTAACGCTACTGATTGAGTTAATACGTTCGGATAAAGATAGTATGTACGTATCGACTTCGTCTTTGTTAGTTGCCACGTAATAGCCTTTTGAGGTAGCAATAAGCAACGGAACGAGGTTGTGCGTACGTATGTGATGAACAATCTTTCTTAACCTTGTGTCGGTTATCTTACATCCCCCGACTTTAAGAGCTTTACAAATATCCTTATTCGTTATGGCTTTGTCTTTGCCTACTTTATTAGATAGGCCATGCACTACAATAGGCAAAAGCGTATGTAGTTCGTAGTCGTTTAGTTCGTGGGTTTCCCGTTCAAAGTTTGTAATCATTCTTCTTCGTTTAAAAATTCGCAATGCTCTAAGCAGTCGGGGCAGATGCCTAATTCAGTCATAAAGCAAGAAGCCCCACAACAATCGCTTAATGGTTCGTAATTCATTTTACCCAATTTTTGAATGTGATATTTTGCGGCTTACAAAGTGGAAGGTATCTACCACGAAACCGCGTTAAATAAAGTCTATTGTCATGGTCGTTTAAACGATCCGAATAAAATTGCTTTTCGTCTTCACCCCCGCAAGCAATTAAAAGCATAGCATGGTAACGGCAATTCTTACCCGTGTTGAATGGATGCCAGTACGTTATTTCTTCAATCGAAACAATGTCTTCTTGTGCTTTTTTGAAGTGTATAAATGAAGGGGAATCCGACCATCCGACATAGTCGCCGTTTACCTTAGCAGTCACGACCTTGTTGTAGGTCTTTGCAAGGTCTTCTGCGGTACTATCTTTATAAGTTAGCACAATACCATTAACGTCATAAGTAGACGCCTTAAAACACGGCTTACCGTTACCGTCTAAACTATTCACTTTGTGCGAGCGTTTACAACTGAATCTTTAAACTTAGCCCATGCCTTCATAAAGTCAGCCTCAAAGATTTCTTCGGGTGTCATAACTTGCGCAGCGATGTACTTGCGCCATTCGTTATAGTCTTTGATTGGGTGGGTTGGTAATGTCGTTTTCATTTGGTTAAGTTTTTGAGTTCATCAAGCGCATCAATACACCCCTTAAAATTAGGTATGTCTTCGGGTAGTTTATACGGGTTATCTGACTTGGCGTCACGCGCCGTGTAAAACGCGTCCAACTTAGTTTCCGATTCTCTAAGACGTTCTTGGTAATACTTCACGTCGATTATTGCTTTCTCTATTAAGGTATCTAAATTCATTTTAATTTAATTTATTGGTTGAAATAATTTTACCATCTGGAAGGCTTTATTTTTTCCTGAAATGGATATGCGCTGAAACTTCCAAGATAAAGATTCAAGATATTTTTTCTCATCTAAGTTTTGGGCGCACTTGGTTACCATTTTATTTTTGTTTTCTCTATTAACAATTTGTTGTGTTGACTCCTCGTCTTTTTGTAGACAATAGATTTCAAATTCTGTTTTGCTGGTAAAGTTCATTACGTTGTTTTTTTTAATTTGTAAGTAGTTTAATGTTTTACAAACATACAAACTTATTTGTATAACCACCTAATTAAAACAACTTTCTTTTTATTTTTATTTATGGTTTATTTATATTATCTTCGCGGCATTACTAATTTTAAAAATTTATATTATGGGAAACCAAGTTAAAAAAGTGACTTCTATACAGGGGTCAGGAACGTACGAAGGACAACACGGACTACTGTATTCATTCGACTACGCTTTTGAAGATGAAACAACGATCCGCGCAAACCACAAAACAGAAACCCCGCCCTTTATTGTAGGTGACGAAGTAGAAGTTATTGTAAGAGGTTCCCGCGATGGGTTTAGTTGGGGGCAAGTTAAGCGTCCTGAGAATTTAAACTTTAGTACACCTTCTTCAAACTCAACCGCGCCTTCAAGTGTAGCCAAATTTCAAGACCGCAAAGACATTATCTTAAACGAGTGGGCTATAGGTAGGGCGTTAGAATGGGAAATGAATAGCGCACCCCCTTCGGAAGTAAACTTAAAGCAAGCCATCGCAATGGCCCAGAAGTTAAAGTTGTACGCTTTGAATTTAGACACTCTAACTTTTGGTAATTCTTCGGACGAAATAACAGTATAAAAATGAGAAGTTTTATAAAAAAGAATTTTGGCACTCAGTTAAATATGTCGAAAAGTTTAGGGGTATCAAATCAAACGGTTACTAATTGGATGAAGTCAAACCCGCGCGGGATGCTTAAATACATTCCCGAAATAGTATCCAACGCAGATACAACCGAACGGCAAATAGTTTGGGAGGTTATGCACCACGAGAGATACTTAAAGGAATGATTGAGTTCTTTACATTCTCAACGAAAGACGCGAATCAGTACGGTGTGGATGGAGCTGTTGTGCTTCACCACATCCGTTACTGGATAGCAAAAAACGAAGCAAACGAAAACAACTACCACGACGGTAAGTACTGGACTTATAACAGCACTACAGCCTTTGCAAAACTTTTCCCTTTTTACTCAGCCCGAAAGATTGGTAGGATACTTACCAAGTTAGAAGACGAGGGTGTTGTAATATCGGGCAACTTTAACGGAAAAAGATATGACCGTACTAAGTGGTTTACTTTGTCGAATGCATTTACCGAAAAGGGTGACATCCATTTGACAAAAACGGTAAATGGATTTACCAAATCTGTCGAACCTATACCAGAATACAACCAGATAACAACACAGAATACAACCAAAAAGGGAATTGTGATGCCATTTGGTGGGGATCTATTTGCTGAAACATGGCAAATTTGGAAGCAATACAAGAAAGAAGAAAAGAACTTTCGTTTTAAATCATCAATTTCAGAACAAGCAAGTCTTATAGATTTGCAAAAAATATCTAACAACAATGAAACAGACGCCATCGCAATCATTCACAAGGCCATTTCGAAGGGATGGTCAGGACTCCATGCAGATAAAAAAGCTACAGGAAAAAAAGGATTTGATAACGCAAAGTATCTCGCGCATCTCGAATCGCTTTGAAATGACACCTGCCCAGGCGTGGGAGCATGGTAGCAATGTACGGGAGGCTTTTAAGCACGAACCTAAGATGGTGCATATTTCGCTTATGGCTTTGCTTAAAGATGCGGTTGACTATTTAGAATACAACAAGAGCTTCCGACACGAGGGGGATTACAT